GGGTCGCCATCAACATTGACGCCAATAAACCCTTTGAGAACACCTCTGCTTTGAAATGCAATAAGTGTTGGCGAATCTGAAACTCTATTCAAAGTCAGCATATAGCCTGACGAGGATTCTATCTTGCCACCACTCTTAGATAAATAGTTATCCCCAACCCAACTCTGAGTAGCGTAACCTACGAGCGAAGGAATCTCGCTTCTCAAAGCGTAAGGAGCAAGTGCCGACTGCGTGATATAGCCAGCATTTGCGAGCGCAGATACCCGATTATCCAAATCCTTACCCAACAATGCCGACAAGACATATCCAGCCTTATCGGCAGAGTAATCAGACCAAGAATCCAATCGGTTATATGATATACCACCGCCACCAGAGCCGCCACTTCCGACTCCTCCAGCTGTAATGCCCCCACTCGACCAAAGAGATAGCTTCGCATGGATGTTCTCATCAGAATCCTTTTCAAACATCGAGTCGAAAAGGTCTTTCAGCGCAGTGAAATTATTTGTAACGGATATAAGGTTGGCCTGGAGCAACGAAAGATCAGTAGCGGATGCACCACTACCAACTACGGAAATACCGCTTACCCTCGCCTCAGCACCTTTGCGGCGTTGGGAGCGAGGGCGAGCCTCAACATATTTTAAAGCAACAGAAAAGTCTTTTTTACTCATACTCTAAGCCTTCGTAAGAGTCTTCTGCGAACTCCGCCATTTTTATCTCAGAGGTCGCCTGCTCTAAGTTTTCAGAAGCCGAAACGATAATGTATCTACTATTAACCGCCGATTTGTCAGACAAAACCGAGTTTTCTGCAATTAATTTTATCGTTCCTTGCAAAGTATTCTTTCGAGAAGCGTAGTTAGAGTACACCGTTCCGATCAATAACTTTTCCAGAGAAGTAGTAACTTCAGCTCTTTTAAAAGCGGTGATTGTAGAGTAATCCTTAGCTGAAATTATAGCACCGCGCGCCATTGGGGTACGCTCAGTTGGAGTGCCAATGTAGGTGTCTTTTGAAAATTCCTCTTCAGCAGACTTATTAATCCAGCCAGATATGACAATATCCTCAACCTCGATTGTCTTTCCCGACTCAGATGCAATCTCTATTTTGGGATTACGATAGAGCATCCAGCGCAACATTGTCGCAACATCGGCGGCTATAGATGAATCGCCAGCATTTTTGTTGTCTCTCGAAACAAATCCTGAACAAATCCTAAACTCCAGCTCTCCCACAGGCTCAGGTGGGAGAGGAATTTTCTCTCCTTCGAGGTTAAGGCTGATTTGCTTAGGAATCTCTCTTGAAGAAAAACCCACCGACTGATTGTTTGTCTTCCAGCCACCAAAGCCTGTTGCCGATTTTCGGTTAGCCTGATCGTAGTAGCCGAGCCATAACGTCCCCCAGTCTCCCTCAACCCATCTGCCCTCTTTTAGGATAGATGGATAAATCGCCTCATCAAAATGCTCCCAAATATCGCGATTGTCGTATGTATAGGTCTTACCTGATCGGGATGTAAATATCAACGAACATGGGATTAAGCAGTAGTTTGCCCAATCGTTTAATCGATCCCACGCCTTCTTATCGTTTGACTCGTCTGCATTAGCATACGGATTGAAACGCACATCATAAAACACCTCCAAAGAGACTTTTAGCGTATGGTTTTCTAATCCTGACTGCATAGGAATTTTAGGAGTCTGGATAATCTTTGGTAACTGGCTTGCGATGCCCCATAGGAGAGGAGCAGGGGCTTTCCCTATCCAGTTATTCCCCGTAGGACGTATTCCCCACATTACACCTACATCCTTTTGTCCGTTATTATCAGGGCGAACACGGAAGATGCGAGCATCATTCATTAGTGTCAGTTTCTGGACTTCGGTAGGCTCTGAATATGCCTCTGAGTAGTAGAAATCAAAGCCGTTAAAGTCCGTATCAGGCAACCCGACTGACACCTTAGATACTCCGCTTGCGTTAAGGTTCGGGAGTATTTCGTCTTCATTAAATTCCCCATCGAACAATACCGCTTCCGAGTATGGGGAGAAGCGGATTACTGCCTTATTAAAGGTAGGCTCTACGCCAAGCATAGAGTCTGCGTTAAGCCATTTAACATCTTGTGTAGGGAGCGAAGCGAGGCTATTAAGATCTGAAATGTATATCTTACCATTCTTCTGCCTAAGCTGGAAAGCGAACGGGAATAAGACCGCATCCAACACCTCACGGCACGTCCAAGCCTCGCCGTCCTCATCGTAGAAGTTTTCTAACGAAATCAAACAACTGCTGAATATATCGCCCTCGATATTTGGGATGGTTGTAGAGATCATCTTTTCTATCGAGTCGTATGCAATCTGCGAAGTTGATAAGCAAATATCCACAATCTCGCCTATAGTTTTCAATCCCTTATGCTCCCAAGCTAAGCGATCAAGCACACCGAAGTCCGAAAATGTTACAGACGTGATGTATCGGCTTTCGTAGGCATAAGGCTCTTCGAAAAGTTCGGTGTCGAGTGTTCCAGACCAATATAATGTTCCTGCTCGATATACATCCATACGAATTGTACAAGGCTCTACGCTATAGAGATCGACAAACTGCCTATCAGACATTGATATTAACCTCAACGTAGCACCAGCAGGCATTACTGGGTCTATCTTCATTACCTCTGCCCATTCGATCACTACTGGATCGGATGCTAATTCTACCTCTATGGGTATATATGCCTGTTCTGACTCCTGAAGAATCTCTACGCGGTACTTTACCCCGTCAAGGTCGTAAAACTCTCTGAAGTATCTTAAATGCTTCATATTATTAACCTCCTATTCGTTTAGTAAAATGATCTTCCTGCTCGATGACCGCCAATAACTCACGACCTCTACCTCTGAGTGTGCCTGTTACGCGGATGTTCCTGCGATTACGAGGATTGCTCGCATCATGCAAAGACTCTAAGCCTGTAGCGGTCAGCACACCCTCTCCGCTATTAAGTCGAGCCAGCACCTTGTCGCCTTGGGTGGATGTTCCACCGACAACACCTCCCTTAGCAAACTTCGGAATGGATGAGAAGGCGGCAAGTATGGCGGCTATAGCGGCAGGAACAGCAGCGAGTGCCACCCATCCTCCAGACTCCTTGGCTATTTTCTTACCTGTTTCCGAAGCTGCCTCACCAGCGTTCGCCTGCACTTTCATTGCTGATTGTGCTGCTTCCATCTGTGCTGCTATTTCCTGAGCCTGAGCGATCGACTCTATCATAGAAATCACGCCTTCAGCCACAGATGAAAATACACCCCAAATAGCCATCACTCGTTCCCAGCCTGAAGCGTCCTCATCCAAAGCCTCCCCCAAGCGTTCAAAGGCACTCACGATGCCGTCAATGCTGCTTACTCCATCTTTGAGCATATCGAAGGAGTTTTCTCGCATCTGCTTTTGGAGGTCGGATAATGCGTCTTGCGCTTCTTGGATATTGATTACATCCTTGAGATTAGTGGCATTTGCCATACTCTCCGAAAGTGCCGCACCCAGATCAACACCATATTCCTCCATTAATCGCTTAAGGTCTTCTATGCGCGACTCCTCAAATTCGAGGTCTGCCGCTTTTATTTCTGTGTCTGAGAGTTTCCAATCGCCCGACTTATCACGCTGACGAGAGAGAACATTTTGAACAGCGGTCTGCTCGATGTACTTCTTAATAAATGGGTCTTGCTCTGAGTCTGTGGCGAGATTTGCGATTCTACGCTTTAGATTTATAGGGATCTTTTCTTCATCAGCAACCTCAGACATCGCATAATCGAGGTCAATTTTTGGAGAATTATCATTACTGGGCGGAACTATTGTAGGTGCTATAGCAATAGTTTTATTACTGTATTTTGCTATTTCTTCCTGAGCGTCTGCAATAGCTTTGTATATTTTATTTCGAGCCTCTTGACGTGTCTTAATGGTGCTTTCCTCTTTACTATAATTTAATCCCGATCCTCTTAAGTCCTCGCCAAATTCCTCTTTATGCGCACGTAGAGCCTCTTGCGCCTGAATTAACCTTGCTTCAGCAAGAAGTAGTTTTTGACGCTTCTCGATCTCTGCGTTTATATCATCCTCCAAAGTCAACTGAGTGCCAAGGATAGAATTGATTTTTTCTAATGCTCCCTCTCTTACGCTTGAGTCCTTATGTTGCAATAAAGATTGCCATTGATCTAATTCTTGCATCTCAGGTGTGGCGGACACATTGCCCAACTGCTTTAATTGCTTAGCAATAGAAGATAGACGAAGCATAGAATCCCATAGCGCACTGCCGAGCTTCATTGCCATGCCGATAGCAACCATCCACGCATTAGAAACGAGCATCCCTTTAATAACCTTCCATGCTTTCGCTGCTTGAAATGACACCACATTCCATGCTTTTTGCCACCCTGTTGCAGTCTTTAGTGCAGCTCGCTCGGAAGTCTCGGCTGTTACCTTTGCATCAATAACCTTTTTGGTAGCTACTTCACTACTGTACCGTTTCTCTGCCTCCTTAAGAGCTTTTTCGGCTTTTGATGCTTCCCTTCGTGCCTCCGTTGCAGCACGGTTAGCGTCTCTTACAGCGCGTAATTTCTCCGCTTCAGCATCGGCTGTGTATTTTGTGGTTTTTACCACGATAGCTGCTTCTTCTGCGGCTGCTTGCTTTTGTAGAGCTTTGGTTTTAGCAAAGGTGGCAGCTCTTACGGCTCCTTCGGCTTCTCCAACGCGTTTCTCTGCCTCCTTCTTTTGATCCAACAGTCTTACTGCTTCTCCAACAAACTGCTCGTATTCCGTAATTGCGGACTTACCCCAGCCTATTATTTTTGAGCCCGCCACTCCTGCGAAAATGGATGCAATGGTCGTTTTCAAACCATTTGCGTTCTTAGTCAGACTCTGCAGCATCGAGTTTACACCATCGACTAATCCCTTGAAAATACCCTCAACATTAAGTGACTTTGTGAGCGATGTGAAGGTGTTTTGAAGATCGATAAGCGATTTGTTTAGATTGTCAGTGTCGGGGGCTTGAATCATAGAGTTAAGCACCTCGGCGAATTTGGGCAGTACGTCAGACGATAACACTTTACCCTGCTTCATCAGCGTGTCAAGCTCGCTGACGGTCACACCTGCCGCCTTAGCCATCGCCTGAATTGCCACGGGCATACGCTCAGTCAACTGAAGACGCAACTCCTCAGCCATGACCTTGTTTTTCGACATCATCTGTTGGAGTGCCATAAACACGCCCTTCTGATCCTCGGCTGAAAGACCAAACGCTACCGAGGCACGTGCTACCGACTCAAAGACCTTACGCTGATCCTCCAGCGACATATTTGAAATATCGGCAGCCGCCTTAAACTTCGCAAAGCTGGTCGTAAGTGTATTAATCTCTACTCCGTAGCGTTTTGATAGATCAACGAGCCACTTTTGCGCCTCAACAAACGCCGTGGTTGACGATGATACATTCTTCAATGCTATGGTAGCACGGGAAGTCTCCTTTGCTGTAGCCACCATCTTTGACACGAAGCCTGAAAGACCTAATGTGCCAGCACCCACCGCAGAGGCTAAGGCGAGGAAGTTACGCTGAAGTGAAAGAAGTTGAGCTTTTACGGCAGTTGACGCTTTGTTGAACTGCCCTGTTGCCATTTTTATGGCTATGACGAATGAGAGCCTACTGTTTGCCATTGTTCCATTGAATTTTTGAAATATCCATCAATTCGCCCGACATGAAGCGTTCGAGCATATCTTTGTTCTTCTCTATCTCTGCCTTTGCTTTGCGCTCGACCTCCTCAACCTCCCACGGAAAGAGATAGAGCTTCTGAGGTGTCGGCAACTGTTTTTTGTCAACGTGGGGGAGTAGCGAGATGTAGGTCCACAAGCGTTGTGCTTCCAACTCCTGATGCTGTTTGTCATCCAGAGCCTTGATATAGCGAAGCATATCGGGGATTGTCATCTGACGCATGACGTAGTGAGCGTCTAAGCCACCAGCTACTACCAATCGTGCCGCAACATCGCCGAGCATAATAGGAGAAGTCTGAGGCTTTTGCTCAGTGTCAATGGCGAGAGGCTCTACCTCCGTTGCGAATTGCGCCATTACCTCGTTGTAAGAGATCATCTGAGCCATTGCCCTGCGCATGATCTTAGGCTTTGCCTTAATCGCTCGCTCGAAGGATGAGAATGTGATATCGGGGTGCGTTAGCATGTAGGCGCAGTAGAGTAGCCGCAAGGTGTCGGCTTCGGAGTCAAAAGCTATATCATGGAAGCTACGCCCAGTCATTTGCTCCCATCGGATAAAGGTTTCTATACAAAATGTAAAGTCCATATTTGAAAAGAGGGACGGCGTATTGCCGCCCCTCGGTGCTAAAAGTTAGGAATGGGGATGTTTATTATTCGGCAGTTGCCTCGCCCTCATCGAGTGCGCCGTGTCCCTGAAGCTGAATAGAGCAGGTACAGAACTGACCCGACTGCGCCGTCATTGAGAGGTTGGTAATTACTGCCTTACCACGCACAAACTCTGAGTCAACAGCAAAACCCTCAGTCTCGGTTTTCGACTGACCCAAAACTACGATCAGTGGTTTACGAGCCTTGAACATCTCCTTGAGAGTTTTGAATGAAAGATGTCCCTCTTTTATCGAAAGCAAGGACTCACTACCAACTGACCAGCCGAGCTGACCAACCAAAGCCTCCTTCCAATCGCCCGACATCTTGTTGGTAGAATCCAATGTGTCGGCAGTGATGTCGATGTTGCATGAAGTTCCAAATGCCACAGGCAAAAGCGACTCCACGCCATCAGTTACTTGCGAAATATATAACATCAGTTTGTCACCGTAGAGCGTATCTACGCCCGAATCATAAGTAATAGCCATGTTATTCTAAATAAAATTGTAATACTTGAATGAATTTTCTGTCGATATAATCCTCTCCGTAATTCTCCATACGAATACGCATGTTATACTCCGAGTGGTCGCCCTCAAGTACGTCATATACAGCGTCTGCGATTAGCAGGCTACGTTCGTGCGTGTCGCTAACTACCGTAATGAGAAATATCGACCTCTGCACCACAACTCCCATATTAGAGTCTTCTCGCTTATAACCATCTCGCTGATACGCTATAAAGTCCCCTGAAGTATCCTCTGGAGCTATCAAAGGGAAGATTTTGTCCCCCACCAAAGCCTGAATCTTTGGTGAGTTAGAGAGTAAGGCGATAACATCTTGTATCGCTAAGAATTTTTTGTCGTTTCTTGCCATGTTACCTTCTGCTATTTATGCGGTCAACCACACGCTTAACCCCATTGTATATAGCCTCTGTTGCTGGTCGCTCACCTTCTTCTCGTGCATCAGAGTGGAAATAGTTTGCGGGCATTATACCTCGATATTCATTCTTCTTGGTATATCTTGGCTTTGTACCTCGATCTACGAGATGGGCGGCATTACCTTCTGGACGGTTAAATCCAACCACCGTAGGCTCTCCTCCCTTTCGAGGAGTGCGAACTATCGATGTGATGCTGAACTTAAGATTCATTGAAGGTGTTTTTAGGCGTTGCGTCAAATTTCTTTTATCGAGATACGCAAACACATTAGCCGCACCACGCAGACCTTCTTTTAGGGCTTGATTACGCTCAAAGTTGGAAAGCTCCCTTGTCAGATACTCGATCGTTTGTCGAGTCTGAAGGTCGATAACAAAAGCCATATAACTAAGGATTTAGGCGGTTAACATTGATCCAATAGGTATGGTCGTCTCGCAAATCGAGCAGAATAATCTTGTAAAGCACTCCCCGAAATTCAATGATCTGATCTTCCTTAATCTTCGGGTGGTAGCGGACCTGGATTATTCCGAAATGCCCGTTGAACTCCTCGTAGGCATCTACTCGATCCTTATTCGTTACATTCGAGAACTTACGCTTGTGACCGCGACACCTCAGCACATCATCATAGACTATATTCACGCCTCCTGTTCGGGAGCGTACCTTGCGTGGAGCTTTGAAAACTACCACGTCTTTAAGTAACCCTGCCCTCATTATCCTGCGTAATTTCGATAAAGACCTATGATATGGCGATATGCCTTAGTTTCGTTCACCAACACACCGTAAACCTCGGTCTCACGGGTGTTGTAGTAAGTTCCGACCAACAAGAGGATAGCTCGCTGAAGAGGCTGGGGGATTTGACCCTCCCCAACCTCAAGTTCGGCAAGTGGACGACAAATATCTTTTTCGACCACTAAAGTCGCAGCCTCAACCGAGTCTAAGATAAACTGATCATCGTCCTTAAACTCAGACTCGATATTGAGGTGTTTCTTTGCTTGTTCCAGCGAGACGTAGTTCATAGCTTAGCCTACTTTAGTGCGCCAATAGCGAATGACTCAGGACGGATAACGCCCATGTTCGCCCACATCGTTACTGTTACATTTACGATAGACTCCTTAGCCTGAGTGAACGGATCAACAACGATGTCCAGAGAGCCCCACTGTCCGATGAAGTAGTCTGCCCAGTTACCGAAGATGATACCGTGAGCGTCATTACCCTCACCCAAGCCTGTAGGTACGTTAGTAGAAGCCAAAGCCTTGTAGCCATTGAGCAAGCCACCGCCGTTGCCCTCAACAACAAAGCCACCAGCTCCCGAAGCGTCCTTAACCTTAGTCTTAGCTACTCCGCGCAACTCAGGGCGCATGATGTAAGCGAGATTGCCCATGAGAGCCTTGTCTGTTGCCAACTTCGTCTCCATGCCTACGATGTTAGCCCATGAGAGCGCACCTGTAGCTGTCAGCTCGGCATCGATAAAGAGACCATCTGGAGCGTACTCCGACAACTTTTCCTTGCTGAAAGCGGTCTGCTCCAGCTTCTGAGCCATCTTCTGAGCAATGCGATTGCGGATGAACAACTCAACATCGATGTTATCCTGAATAAGTAGCTGCTTCGAGAACGATGCAGTTGCAGACAAGCGAACAGGCTTATAAACATCGCCCTTAGAGAACGCACCGCCAGCATCCTTAGCTGCAGTATTCTCGCCCTCCCAGTAAACGTCAACATCTGAGAATTTGGGCCAGTAAATATTGCCCTGCAAACCAGTCATCATACGTGCGCCTGCCTGAGAAAGTACAAGGTTAGCCTCCAATGGAAGCAACATCTCCTTCTTCTCCTCATCGATAACCACACCTTTAGCCGCCTCGGTTGCAGCGGTAAACAAACCGCGCTTCTCAGCCAAAGGAATTGTAATCTGACCTGCCAGATCATCGCAACCAGAACGTCTGTGGATCTCTGCAGCTCGCTCAAACACCTTCAGCTCCGCATCACGCTGAGAAGTTTGATTGGCAGCGTTAAGGATCGCTCGGCGCAACGAGAATGGCTCACGAGCTGGAGCGTAGTTTTTACCTGAGCCTTCCAATAACGACTCACGCTTGTTTATCTCGTTGTTGATCTCCATCATGCGTAGTTGCGCCGCATCGTACTCCTCCTTCTCCTCCTTGTTCAACTGACGCTTCTCTGTGCGAGCAGACGTGATAAGCTCGGTTGATCGTGCGTAAAGTTTATCCTTCTCCGCACGCAACTCAGTAATTGAAACTTCTTTTGCCATGTGTAAAAATTTTAAATGTTTATAGAATTGGTTAATGTCGTGTAATACGCTTCAAGGGCTTCTGCTTGACGTGCTTCCTGAGCTTTCAACTCCGCCTCGGCTTGTTCCTTGCCTCGCAGGCAGACCGAAGTTGCTGAGTAAGCAGCATCAAAGACTGGCGATACGTCATAAAGGCGATCTATCTGGTGGATTGTGCGCTTCCATGAGCCGTCATCGCGGTAGTCCCACGTCTCTTTGGCTACGGTAAAAGCAAATGAACTCTCCGAAATTTCACCTCTACGCAGGTACTCCAGCAACTCATCACCGAGGGCGGTGTGCGGTGCTTCGAAGCGATATTTCAGACCTTTATCATCTACGGTCAGGGTTAATGTTCCTTCGCCGTTTTTGCTTCGGGCAAGTATGCCTCGCTCAGAGTCGTGATTCAGAAGGGCGAAAACATTGGATTTTGCAATAACGCCATCGAGGGCATTACGCTCGATGACCTCCGTGAATGAGAGACCATCGCTGGGAGTGTCAAAGAGTAGGGCGTAACCCTCAACGCTACGCTTATCCTCCTCACCTGTGACGGTCACAGGGAACGCATAATTTCTGCGCTCCAGATTTTCTATTTTACTCATTTTGATTATTGTTTAATTGTTGTTGATTCAGAGTAGGCTCTACAGGCTCAATAGGCTTCATAACGGCATGGTCGAGAGGTTGCATATTGACCTGCACGAACGCCGTGTTGCCGTTCTTCAAAGGTGGGAGATTATTGAGCTTGCGTATTTCGTTTGGCGTTGCGGCACCGATGTAGGTCATATCACGCCAATAAGAAGACTCAGCCTTTTTATCGGTACGAAGAATGACCGATGTATCGAACTCGATATCATATTTCTGCTGTTCGTCTCTCAGGAGAAGTTTGCGTCTAAATTCTGATTCGAACTTCGTGATCAAAGGCAATAAGGTGTCGGTCAAGAACTGCAACTGCGTAGCCTCAACAGTAGAGTAGCTCGACTTTGATAGATCAAATAACTTTACGGGAGATACACCAAAGAAACGTGCAATCTCGATCACTTGAAATTGACGTGATTCAAGGAGCTGAGAGTCTTTTGGAGAGATAGAAACTGATTGATACTTCATGTTCCCCTCCAATACTGCGATACTACTTGGACTACCATCCGCAGGATTCATGCGAGTTGCCCAAGTTTGGTATATATCATCCTTCTGCTTCTTATCGAGTCGAGGACCTTCAACGGTTAACACTCCTGTTAATGTGCCGCCATTCCTTAGATTGGCATTAGCATGTTCCTCGGCAGAGGTGGCAATGCCCAAAGTCTGAGCTGCATGCGTGAGGGTAGAAACGCCATATATACCGTCATACGAAAAGTTCATGACGTGGATCATATCCTTAGGCTCAACGAGCTTCTTGAAGCCTGCAACACGATAACGCTTGCGGTAAATACCGTTGTGATCGCGCACAAACTCAATCCCCACGTCTGACGCAGGAATATAAATAATCTGAGACACAGCATTTGTTGGTGTGCGCTCGATATAGGCGTAAGCGTTACCCTTCAGCAGTACAGACGCGACCATTGTTTTGAGCAGCACATAACGAGTCATATCCTCGTTAGGCTCAAGATCGAGAATAGGATGTAGGGGATGACTCTCGGCTGGGGTCTTAAATCCTTGCGCGTCACGTTCGAAAATCCTCAACGGAAGAACGGCTAAAGAGTCAGAGAGCAGATCAATACAACGAAAGACCGCAGCAAGAAGCATAGGCTTTTCACGAGACCACAGCACATTGCTTGCGTGTCCCGAAAAGGCGGTCACTTTGGAAGTTTCCTTCTTGGGGGCTTTTCGCCTCACTATTTTTAGTAAATTATCAAAAATCACGAGCGTTTTTATTATTAACCCTCGTGATTGTCTGACAAAATGAAAGAAAATGAGATTTTGTTTAAATTATTTTCTGCGCGGAATAGGTTTGTCTGAAAGAATAGCGTCTATGACGGGGAGGTATTTATCCTTATTGCGCAGATAGCCGTACTTTAGACTTGTGCATAAATAGTTCATCAAGGGCTTTAAGGATGTGAATTTTAAATCTTTTACACTATCTATGAAAATATCTAATCCATCATCCCAAAACTCCTCTAAGCGTGGTATGCTTACAAATATTCGCTTACTAACCACTGCTATAGCCGTGCGTTTATTGGCGTATGCAAAACTCACCAATCCGCTGTAATCTTTCGTGTAGTAAGCATATTTCAGTATATCGAGTGACTGTTCAAGTTCCATGAGTCTATTATAACCCTCCTTCTCGTTGGATGGAGAAGTGGGGCGTTTACCGATTATAGGATTGCTTACTGAGCCGTAGAAGCGAATCTTCGAGGGTATAGTATGGATGTCGCACCCATGTTTTATAGCAAAAGCAATGCGTAGTTCTGAACACATACGCTTATTGTCGTTATCATCAACTAACGCAAACTTGCGGTAAGCATGGTATCTATCCGAGATAGGTGAGAGATTGCGCCCTGTGTCGATATTTCGAATAATCATTCTTTCTCCGACAATCTCAAAATCGTATCTTGAAAAACCTATTAATTTCATCCTGCCTAAATTTAGTAGAACTCTCCGTAGCGTGGAGATGTGTAGTACACGCCTATGGCTTGCAGTATCGCAATTGTTCCATCTATTTTTTTTTCAGTATATTTTTTCGAGGGCTTGACGTTTCCGTTATGATCACGCGCTAATACTACATTGCGGAAACAATGACGTGTGATAACATTATTATCGATTTTTGCACGCCCTGAGAGCAAAAGACGCTCCAGCTCTTTGGTTGGGCGATTAAAGTTTCCGAGGGCTTGCGAGAATGGCATCAGTGGCATGCCAAGTTCTTCCATTTGCACAGCCCAACTGATAGCGTTCCACGAATCATAGCCAATTGACATGATTCGGCATTTTTTAGACACCTCCATAATATCGTTGGTGATATAGTCATAATCCGTCACGTTACCTGCTGTGATGGTAAGCGCACCTGCACGCTTCCACTCGCTGTATTGGATCGCAAAGCGTTTTTCGGAGAGCGCAGCCATAGGTAGATAATACTTTGTGATGAAGTGGGGTATATCATCCTTGATAAACATGTACGAGACAGCCGTAAGATCGGATGTTGCAGAGAGGTCAACGCCTATCCAACACTCGTAACCCTCAAACTGCGAGAAGTCCATGTCGATAGAAGCATCCAGAATATAGTGATCTGGGATCCATACATCCTCGGAGTCGCACCAGACGTTTAGGTTTTTGGTTTTAACGTTAACTTCTTCGGATGGTGAGTTAATAGCTTTCTGCACCTCCTTGCGCAAGTAAGGCAAGCGCACCGTAACGCCGAGGTTGGGATTAGACTTTGCCCAAACACTCTCATCTTTCCAATCATCCTCATCATCAAGGGTATAAATCAACGAGAAAAGAGAGTCGTTTTGTTTCAACCCCTTTAATACCTCAGCGCACATTGCTTGATGCTCATAGCATGGTCCAAGTTTATTAAATCCCGCTGTGGTAATAATAATACCGAGTGGGTTTTCTCGCATACCCTGACTGGACTCCAATACTGCCAACAAACGGTTATTCTGGGCAGAATGATATTCGTCAAGTCCGTAACAAGAAGCGTTAAATCCATCCAATTTGCTATCATCTGCCGCAAAACAACGCAGAGAGGATAGCGTATAATCGAATTTAATTTTGTCGCGGAAAGATGTTAGGTATTGCGATTTTGGGTCAATGGTGCGACCAAAAGCTACACACATGTCGAAGCAAATTTTCGCCTGATCCTTACTGTTCGCTGCCAAATCCACCTCTGCATTCATTTCACCATCAGCGATGAGCATATATAAGCAAATAAGACTAACTAACGCTGTTTTGCCGTTTTTTCGAGCCATGCACAAATACACATCTTTCGTTAACCGAGTGCCATCATCCTTGCGGTAAAATCCAAAGATATTTGCCAAAGCAAAGATTTGCCATTTTTCGGGTTGAAATTGGCGACCTGCGTGGCGACCTGTATATAACTTCGCAGACTTAAAAAACTCTATCACTCGTTCCACCTCTTTTGGGCGAAATTCATACTCCTCGCGCTCCATAAAGCAAAAAAAGCGTTCGCAAGCGAGCTTAACATACTCGCACGCGACCACTCTCCCCTCAAGAACATCTTGAGCATACTCTATGTAGGCAGGAACTTGCAATTTTATTTTGGTAAAAATTTAATTATTGGGGCTTTGTCACCTCCCTTAGATGGCTTCTTTACTTTTGCAGAACTCTTCTCGGTCAAGCCAAATTCTTTTAAGATTTCGAGAATCTGAGTGTGATGCGCTTTGCGGATGTTTACCATCGGGTGCGTTACCTCCTCGCCCTTTTTGTTGACCTGAATCATATCGTTCTCGATTATCCACTTAGTTGCCGACCAGAATAAATCCCAGCTCGAAGCCAGCATATTCAACAAGGGAGCATCTGCCTGTGTGATAGGTCTGCGAGCATTAAGCTCTGCAACTATCGTCTGCATCGACTCCACAGACTCTGAATTTTTCAGAAAAAGCGGCGGTTGATATTTATACTTTGCCATAATCTTTTGCGTTATGAATTTTTTGATGGCAAACCTTACATAAGGATTGCAAGTTGTCATAATCGTAAGCGAGGAAGTTACGTTGAACGGGATTGGTAACACTCATGAATGAGGTCTTGTGATGCACATCTTCTGCTGGGGTAGTACGACCATCTTCTAAGCAAAGCTCGCAAAGAGGATTGTTCATTAATTTCAGCTCTCTCAAGCGTCTCCATCGGCTTGTACGATATATCCTCGCCCTCTCCTCTTGAAGGATGCTTCTATCGTTACGATAGGTCTTTTTTGGTTTCGTGATAGTAGGCATGGGTTTTGTGTCTTAGCTTTTTATCGTGGATAGCTTTATAAACTACAGTTTTAGAGCGATAGATAAAATAATCCACAAATTCCGCGTCAGAGTCTATCTCTAAAACATGAGAATCTCGCACAACCTTCAGTATCGTACTGTGGACTATATCATAGGTTGTTACATCGCCCTTTAAAGGTGGCAACACCTCAACGATGCGCCTAAGTATTGTGGGATAGTTACTTCTTAGCAGAGCCATTGCCCTGGCCCAAATTTGCTGATTCATTGATGCTACTTAAAATTCGTTCTAAAAACGCTCGAATAATAACCGATAGTGAAGCCTTATGCTTTTGTGATATTTCCGACAACTCATCGTAGATGTGTGGTGGTAGGCGAACGCTTATACGATAATCTTTTCTATTTTTCTTCATCTTTTATCGAATCTAATACAACTTTTAGTTCCGTCAAGGTTTTCTTAAATTGCGTAAGAGCTTCTGTTGCCTCAGCGAACGCTGCTTCAATATGCTGAGCGACAGGAAGTGCAACTGCGAGTGGCTCGACCTTAAAGCGAGGGCGTTTCTCTACGATCGTAGGGGATGATGGACAGAGTGCTTTGAAAGCGCCTTGCGTCCTTGATTGGAAGGCGATTGTTATTTTATGATCGTAAAACATTTTTCTTTCACGTGAGCCGTCTTCCTCAAACTCGACATGTAGAGTATTATTACGGAGGACATCTATTCCATACTCAGAAAATATCGCTTCGATACTCCTAATAAACATCCTTGCTGTTTCGTTATCCATAACTAATCTTTCATTATCTTGCGATGCGCTGCCCTGATTATTGATATTAGCGCAATCGCTATAGTTAAACATCCTATTAACATTACTCCTCAACTCTTAATCTACTACCCATCAACTCAAGCAATACGTTAAACTTCTCTACTGTATCATTGTTGGGTATAAAATCTTCAATCGCGCACTCAAAAGGTCTTAATCTATTGGCGATGGTGATCACGGTTTTATCTACCGCTTCTTCACGACTTAGGTCATCCATTTCCATAAAAGCCTCAACCATGTCGTCAAATGTCATATTCCAATGCGTGAAGGTATCTACCACATTGCTAAATCTCGCGTACAACCCATTTGGTTGCTTGACGTAATAACAACTCATTTCTTCTCCTTTTTATCGTTTCTTTCCCATTTCTTTAGAATCAACCCTACCCTGCGCCTTGCGTTCACTCCCCTCAGTGATGTATCGTTAGTACGACCGCTTGAGATAAAGTAGCGCAACAGACGCTTAACTTCCATAAAATCCTTTTTACTGACTTCTTGCATGGATGGGTGTGTTATGTATAATTCTTTCAATCTCTTTTTTATCTGTTATCTCCTCGGTAAAGGAGAGCGTTACTTCTCTTTCGATTCTACACCTTAGTGGGTCAGCGTGTATTATCCTGTTGGAGATTATCACATCTTCGGGAGTTAACTTTATCTCGTGGAGTTTCAGAAACTCTGCAATCTCTCGGCTCAACGCCTTGTATTTTCTCATACTCATAAGCCTAACTGATTATCTTTCGAAACAAGGGTTTTCCATTGGTCTGAGGAACCACTTCGAAGGCTTTATCCGAACGGATGTTGTTGCGATGCACAAACTCCAAAACTTCATCGTAGGTGTATAACTTCTCCTTCGGGGACTGAGGTTTTGGCTGCGATCTCTCCTTGAGCTGGAAGTCTCGCTCAGCAAAGGTGCGAAATAGATTCATTGCCGACCACTGCTTGACGCATCCACCTTTTGACCAAGCCGAGAGTAGGATGCGATGTATATCCTCTGTGGAATAATGATCAGCTATTTCCTGAAGATCGGCATCGGTAAACGGATAAGCCATCAACAAAAACTCAGGAACATTCTTTGTGATCCATTCGCTCAACTCAGTGACCTCAGCCGAGCAGGGGCGTGTATGCACGTTCGTATGCGTATGTACGTGTGCGCCTATACGCGCGCCCGCGCTTTTGTTTGTACTCGTTAAGTTAATATTACTTGTGTGTGTAATATTATTCTTAATACTATTATTTATACTTAAGTGGGTTAGCGGTTGGGTTGCTAATTGGGTTAGCGATTGGGTTGCTAATTTTTTTTGACCGTTGCAACGCTCTGTATCTTCGCAAGTTACAAGAGTGTGCCTTGGGTTAGCGATTGGGTTAGCGATTGGGTTAGCGATTGGGTTATTTAACATAATGTTAGAGCTATTCAAAGAGAGGAAATCAGCCCAAGTAATAGTGATTTTTGTGAAGCGTTGAGCCGCCTCTACTGAGATCATATCAGCCTCTGTAAGCTGGCGCAAAGCTGTCTTTAGCTCCTGAATAGTCAAGCCTACCTCCTTGCATAAAATACCGCGAGAAGTGATGATAGACCACGCCTCTAAACTCTCATCCTGCGAAGCAGATTCAACCTCGCAATGATAAGTTTCCGTGCATAGATGTATCATCAACAACCTCGCCGATGGTGGTAGAGCTTGTAACGATCTTGGTATCTTTATGTATCCGTTTGTCCTCATTTTATGTTGCTGCTGTGTTTATAATGGTCTATGGCAAGTAGGCTCTATTTCCGCATATAACCAGTCCTTACACTCTGTATGCTCACTTGTAGAGGTGATATATGCGTCTGGTGTCTTAAGGCATTTGTAGTCTCTTTTGTAGTATCTGCAATTTCCGCAACACCTATTCTTTTCTGCAATATCCAGTCGCTTCAAATGTCATCGCTCATAGCCTACATATATATATCATCATAAGTACTATCAATTCTCCTTTTAGCATAGGCGAGAAGTCTATCAAAGGTTATCTCTATAGGTTGCACAATGGAATTATCTCCCTTGCGGTATAACGGTTTAGTATTCAAGCAAATACTTCCTTCGCTAATTTCTATACCGTGCTTTCTAAAAACCTCTGCTAAGTCTTGCCCTAATTGCTTTAATTCCTCGCTCATACCTATACCAAATTTTCAAGTGCGTATTTAAGGGCATCCTCGAGGGCGAGTTCGTAGGTGTCAAAGCAACCGCCTTCGTTAGTGCCTCTATCAAGGATATCGCTATCGGTAATTGCTGTACCATTTGTCTTATCTGCTATCCAAAAATAGCCACAAGCAGTTGCAACAATTTCGATATGAATACCTATCTCCTCTCGTAACCATCTTTGCAGTAGGCTCTGGGTGTGAGCGGTAATTGTTGGTAGATAATCGGGGATAAATGGTATAGGATAACAACATCCCACTTCACACTTATCATCGTATTCGTTCTCTACAACATAGGCATCGTCACCTATATGTTGCGGAAACCCTTTCTCCTTTGCTAACTTGCACACCTCGTAGGTGCATATTTCATCGTGTATCATATTAAAATAATGTTAGTTGCGCCTGTTTTACTCTCTCTTGTGCTATCTTAAAGTAGTTATCATCTAACTCTATGCCGATACCATTGCGTTTCGTATTCACGCAAGCAACCATAGTAGAGCCACTACCCATAGTGTTGTCGAGAATAGTATCACCCTCGTTGGAGTAGGTATAAATGAGCCATTCAAGTAATTTGGTGGGTTTTTGCGTAGGATGATAAAAGTTAGTGTGTTCTTTTTTCGACACTTATAATACTCAAAGGGTGTTTCTCGTTTGTTAGAATAACCTCTGTTTGAATAAAATCTCCATAACACCTATTTTGCCCTGCTCCTACGGCATTTCCACAACCACCTCTTTTATGATTAACATTCCCTCTTGTAAATTGAGGGTTATAAGTCGGTAATTCCTTATAGAACACACATATATCCTCGTGTATTCTCAATGGCATACGATTGGCATTTAGGAAACCCGTAGGTCTATTAACTTTATCCCATATTAAGTTGTATTTCCACAACTTCGGATTGCTCATCATTAGTTGTGCCGTGAACATTCCTTGCGCAAAGAGAACAATAGCACCATTATCTTTAATAACTCGCTCGTACTGCTCCCAAAGTTTATCGAAAGGTAAAAGTCTGTCCCATTGCGCGTGTTTATTGCCTTTGTTCAATACCTCGTATGGCAAATCGCACAACACCATATCTACCGACTTATCAGGTATGCGTTGCATCTCAACAAGGCAATCTCCGTGAATTAAGTCTATCATATCACTCCCTCCTCTTTTAGGTTGACGCACATATCGTAAAGCGCATCGACAAGCTCAACCTGCATAGTTTGGTGTATCTTGTCAAAAGAATCCCAATCTACAAACCAATGAAAACCATCAAATTCTAATCTTTTGTCCGATACTCCGTCATCGGGCAAGAATGAAATCAACTCGCCTATGGAGTAGTTCGCTTCTGAAACTCTTGCTCTATAATCTCCGTTGCAATCTAATTCAAACTTTGGGTTTGGTCTATCAAACCCCAGCTCAATCAGCTTGGCGGTCTGCTCTGGTGTTGTGTACTGTTTCATAACTAAAAATCGTAATCTTCTTCTTTAAGCAGCACCTCGCTGCCACATTCTTTGAGTATTTTGTTCATATCCCTCAAATCTCTTTTTGTGTCGAAGGACAACCTCTCCAATACTTCGCTGAACGGCTTTGCTTTTTCAAGAACTATCTTTGCTTCCTCTCTGGCTCGTTCAATACATAACTCAATGTAATCTTCCTCGGTCATATTGTGGTGCGTGATGTTATCCACAATCTCACCATACCTACAATACAACCCATTCGGCTGTCTTGCTATAAATGCTCCCATAACTACATCCCTCTCTTTTTAAGTTCCTCTTGTAACTCTTGTATAGTGCATTTGCTAATCGGTTTCAACCCCAACTTGCTGTATGCCTCATCAAATAATATACTTTCGACCAATTCAAGCGTATTTAAAGAGTTCATACTAAAATTGAGATTCACTCTAAACCACTTGATAATCTCTTTTGCTTGTATCAATTGCCAAGCATCAAACGGTATATTCTTGCTATCCATACTCTACAAACTCTTTAGCAATTCTTCTTTGGTGGGGGAAAGACGAATATTATGTTCCCAGAATGTTCTGATAATTCCAATTACATCGCACACATCATAACTAAATGTGATACTTCCATCCGCCAAAACTTCGATATGGATCCCTACAATACGACCATTCTCATATTTCTCTGTCATCACCTTATTCCCGATGTTGTACTTCGTTTCTATTGTCATAGCTTAATATCTTTATCTAACCCTGCCAATCGTAGGGCGTGTTGCAATTCGTGAACGTAAGTGAAAAACACCTTAACTCTTACTACGGGAGAGCCGTTCATTATGCAAGCCTTCCAATCCTTTCGCTCTTTGTTGTACATAATGATGGTGTCATCAGTTATATAATCAGTGCATGTGTCATAATCATCTTCATACCATCCATTACTTTTAAGTATCTCCGAAGTGATAGGAATAGGCTCAATCTCGGATGAAGTAAGAAAGCCGTACATCTGACCGCTTAAACCCTTCGCTTTATTACGACCAACAATCCCTAATTGTATGATTTTCGCGGGCTCTCCTCCAGCATCTACCCAGTCTCCAATGGATAAATCTCGTTGTCTTATGTTACTCATAATTTTTACTTTAAGTTATTACGGTCTTTTGTTCGATCTCTTTTGCCACCGATGATGATCGGGTCTTTTGACGCAAGGTAGTCGTAAAAGTTTCTACATTTCTTATCCATGGTGTTTCTGTTTTTTATATTCGTTGCACTTTAGGTTTTGAAACCGAAATTTTGTACCTCTCACCGCAAAATGGGCAAGTCCAAACTGTCGAGAATCCTGCGTCTGATTGCCTGTTGATCTCATCTAAAATCTTCACTCCGCAGACACATTCAAACTCTACTGTTCCTTTGATCTGCAGCTTCACTCTGCTCTTTGTTGCATCTCTGCGCTGATAACGCTTCAGGGTAGCAATCTGCTCTGCATCGCCAATCATGGTAGGAACAACCTCCCCCCCCCTGAAAAACTGACCGTTTTTGATAATTAACTTCTCCATAATTTTATTTGTTTTGTTTGTTATAACTTTCGAACTTGCGGACATACACCCAATCAAACCACACTAATAGTATCTCACGCCCATTTGTGTTGCGCACAGTTAGATGTCTACCTTCTATTTCGCATACGGGGTTTGCAGCGAGACCTTTTGTTGATGCTTTAGCCTGATTCTGCACTTCCTCGGAGATATTCTCAAGTATGCTATTCAATTCGAAATCGTTGTATAAATAGTCTTGCATCGCTGCAATAATCGAGGTAGTCATAGCGATATACGTCTCAACCTTGCCTCTCGTTTGGTATTTCAGTTTGTATTTCATGGGTTTAATCGTTTTATTTCAGCGTGAAATTCAGACATCGTTAACTCAGCGTACATCCTTTTTAGTGCCACTCCACAACTCCCATCTGTCGTGGACGTTAAGTGTAGTATTCCTTGTTCTCGCAAATCCATGATTAATGGATATTGAAACGGTACTCCAAGTTCATCAAACGAAACCGAGGGAACATCGGATAAAAGATTATCCCACTTCCGTCTTGTTGCTGACCATATTTGAATAGCCAACATTCTGCGAGCTGTTTTTGTAAGTGGAAGTAATCGAATCTTTGCCATAATCTATTCAGCTCTTGAATCATCATCGCCTGTATATCTCTTAGGCTCAATTATTGTGTATCTTACTTTTTCCTTCTCGAAGACAAGATCAAGAAATTTCCAAAACTCATGTCCTTCGGGGGTGGGCTGCCATACAAATGCTCCAGCTATGGATGTAATAACCTGCGGAGCGTAGGGGTAGGCTTCCGTGTTCTTGATAAATCTCTCAAGGTGTCCGAGCTTATGCAAGAACTCCCTTAATCTTGCGTTGATAATCATAGGTCAAAACAATGTTGGTTGTTGTATCTCTGGTCTTGTTTCGCAGAACATCTTTCGGAATAGATGATAAAGCACATCTACCACAATGCTATTTCCTGCGCATTTATATTGCTGGCTATTGCTGATGCCTGATGCTTGTATCTTGTCAATATCAGCATCATCTACTCCCATCAGGCGGAAACACTCCCTCGGAGTGAGCTTGCGGATTCTATAGTGCGGCTCTACAACGTAGTTGTCTTTTTGAACACTCGTAATAGTGTTGCTCGTTCCACTCTCGTTAGGCTCTAACCGCTGCTTGTAGTTGCCGTTACTCTTGCCTCGCTCATTCGGATTATCGGGGTTGCGACCTCGCATAGCGCAAATGATTGGCTCGGCTATATTTTGTTTCCAGCCCGAAGTGATAGCAACGGAACATCCGTCTATGCTGTAGATACGATCCGCAACACTCGGCTGCTTGCCATCTACTTTGCTGTTAAGGCATATTGTTTTGTCAGTCATGGTCCCAATTATTATCTGTGGTATTATACCCCCCCCGATGGAGTTCTGACTGTCGGTGCAAGTCCTTCTGCGCTATACACACGCCCAGCCGTTCTATTCTTAAAACCCTCGGTGTCGGGAAAGATGTTACCTAATTGAATAATTGTAATATCATTGTTCATCTTTAACATAGTTATCACATCTATCCATTTTAAACATTCTCGCTGTTAAACACGATGCTATGCCTAAATGGGGGGGGTAGATGGTTTTATCGCCCTAACCCCTTTGCAGTCACGGGATAGTGTCTCTACAAGTTTATCACTCAAATAATACTTCTCATCCACCTTTTTCTCCAGCGCATCTTTCAGTCGCTTCTCTAACTTGAAAGGTTTAGGGAAGTAGTATGTTGGCGATGGATCGAGCAAGTCTCTGCGGATGCTTACGAGAAATACTCGCTCACGATTCTGAGGTATTCCGTAATCCTTAGCGTTCAGCACCTGCCAAGTGTTGTAATAACCATAATCCTCAAGGCTTTTCATCCACTTGTTAAACAACGGTAAGAACTTCTTGCTGACCAACGCCTTGACGTTCTCAAGTATCAAGTATTTGGGTCGTTTTGTCACTATCGCCCTGCGGCACTCCCAAAGCAGAGAACTTCGTGTTCCGCTGCCTTCATCGCCACCTCGCTGTAACCCAGCATTAGAGAAGTCCTGGCATGGCGATGAGTAAATGAACAGGTCGAAGTCAGGGACTTGCATCCAATCGATCTTTGATATATCCCCAAAGTTGCGATCTGACCACTCAGGGAATAATGCGTTGTGCGCTTGGATGGCGTACTTGTCGATCTCCGACCAGCCGACCAGCTCATAGTCAAAGGCTGGGAAATCTCGCTTCAGACGCTCCAATGCCAAACATTGGCTATCGTAACCCGAAAACGCTGTGAACACCTTAATCATCTTTTCTGCTTTTTAAAATTGTCGGCTCAGGCTTCTCAGGGTGAGCCGACTCACACAATTAAATAAACT